CTGAGGTGAGCCTATTAATACTTCGCGTGAGTTTAACTGCAAAACCTACTACACTTCGTACATACGGAATCCATAACTTAGACAGTGTAATTCCTAATGCTTGCCATGCAGATTTAAGCAAGAGCAAGTCACCTTTGAGGTTATCTAATTGTGTTGCGGCGGCGGTATTGGCACGGTTAGTTCCTTCTATCCTGTCTACATATTGCTCTAGTTCCCTGCGCGTTGAGCGTACAAGAATCATCATCTGTGGGCCTATGACTTTACCAAAGGCTTCCATCACCTGTCCTGTAGATAATCCAGAGTCAGCGAGCGAGCCAAATGCATCAACAAGGGAATTAGTGTTGAGGTCTATATCCTCAAATGCAATACCCATTTCTTTGAGTTTTTTGACAGTTCTGCTATTCTCATTTGACATTTCAGCAAGAGCATTACGCATCGCACGACCAGCACGCGAAGCTTGCATCCCAGAATCGTACATAAGGTCAAGCAGACCAACCATTTCTTCAAGAGGTATATTCAAACCAGCCGCAACAGTACCAGCCTGTGTCAAAGAGGTCTTCAACTTGGTCATAGTTGCCTGTGACGTAGATATAGATGCAGTGAGAACGTTTGCAACACGGTCTGCTTCAAGTGCTTCAAGTCTGAACTGACGTATAGTTGCGGCTACGAGCTGTGCAGTGTCTGCAACACCTTCACTTGTAGCGGCGGCCATGAGCAAGACACCGTTGAGTGCATCAGTGGCTTCATATGCATCAAAACCAGCAGATGCAAGCTCATACAAACCTTCTGCGGCTTCAGATGCAGTGAACTTTGTTGTCATACCAGCTTTCTGTGCCGCTTCATCTAGCTTATTAAGCCCTTCAGCTGTTGCTTGTGCTACTGCCTGTGTATTTGCAAGGGATGCTTCATACTCAACACTCACACGGACTAATTCACGAAATGACTTTGCTACTTGGTTGAGTAGCCTATTCATAATCTTAAATGTTGCGAGGAACTTAAGATTAGCCAAGTAGTTTGAAACACGACCTGCTAATGAGCGTGAATATGCGGCTTGTTTCTCACGCTGTTGTTCCAGCTCCTTCGCATGTCGTTGACGCTCTGCCAATTCATTCTGCTTGGCTACACGCTCTTTCTCACGTGCTATTGCTATGTTTGCACGCTCTATTGCCTTAAACTGTTCTGCTTGCTCTTTACGTTTGACTGCACGCTTGGCTTCTAAGTCAGCATAATTTTGTTGCTTTGTCTTTACTTCTTGCAGTTGCATGATTGTCTTTGCTAATGCTTCACGTGTAGCTCTATCATCTTCAGAAGTGCTTTTATATAGCTTTACAAACAATGCTTGTGCTTGCTCTATCTGCTTGGTATATTGTTTAAGTGTTTTCCCTGTCTTTCTCTGCATACGCTCTGCATACACACTGATGTTATTAAGCTCTTTAGAGAAATTGTTAGTGTTCATTTTCATAAGTAAGTCAAGAGACTGCACATCTTTGCGCATGTTCTTCAAACTAAGTCTTACTTCAGCTTCTATTGCACCAGCTTTAACAGGCATATAATATTCCTTTACTTACCGCGATACCACTTACCAGAACTACTCTCCATTTCTCTATTGGCCCTGTAGTCACTCAAAAGATACCAAGCGTGTTCATCAATATCTTTCTCATGATACTTTGTGAACATACCGCTTATGTGGTCATGCGGATTATCTTTACCATTCTCTGCAAGAAACGCCGCCTTCAATAACATCTTCTCACTTACTTTCAATATATCTGAGTTGTGCTTCTGATATATGATTTCTGTGATAGCTTCAGCAAAGTCATCTGGAAACAAGAAACCCTTAAACATATCATACATGTTCAGTTCTTTCTTAAGCTCCGCCTTCACAAAAGCATCGTCAATTTCTTCTATGCGTGCACGTATCTGTGCAGATTGTTCCTTGATACGTTTAAGCGTGTCAGTAGCTTCATACATATCAACAACATCGTTGAACGATGGTTTAACAAGACAAAGTTTGAGCATGTTTTCTTGTGCGTTCTTTATGTCTAGAATTGCTTCCATTTCCTCTTCTTCTGTAACCGTTTCACCGTTCTTACTTTCTAACTTAATGAGAGAGAAATTACCGCATGAGGTGAGTTGTGTGGCATTAAGCATAAATATCTTAAACCATGCATCTGCACCGTTCCAAGGAAGGCATACAAGAAACTCTGTGTTCTCAGCAATAATACCTAGAGTCTTCTCTACCTTATCATCATCACGTACAACTTTTTTCTTCATCACACACTCCAATTTGTGAAGGTCTGTACAGCACATATTGCTACATGCTGTACAGTAACTACAGTACTACTAAGACACAAGACCCATAGTGATAGCCTGTGAGATAGTGAGGTCTTTCTCAACATATGCAGGATAAAGCACGCTGTTTTCAGTGTACTCAGTTGCAGACGTCTCAAACTGATAAGAAGCCCAAGACTTAACAGCGGCTTCAACATCAGTCTCACGTCCAGTAAGTCTCTTGACATCATACACTTTGTACGCCACTGCATCACCCCTATGGGATGAGCCAGAAGAGTACTTGGGAATGAAGAACTCAAATGCACACAAAGGAGCAGTGGCGACTTCAGAAGTAGGTGGTGTATAGGTTGCATTTTCCTCATCCCATGAACCACCTTGAAGCATAAGCTTCATTTCATAAAGCTCTTCGTTCACAGCGATAGTGGTGTTGAGACCACGATGCACTGCATCAATAACCATGGTGTCAATGCCACCACGACTATGCTCCTGTTCAATTTCCTCACCGTCCTTGATATTTTTACCAAAGGTAAATGCACCTGCACGAGTGTAACATTCTACGAATGCTGTACCCATTGCACTTGCATCACCAGAGGCACCAAAACCAAGTGCTTCAGCGATGGTGCCCTTGAGCTCCAAGTAGGTGTGAGTGCTTCCTGCGGTCTTGTCTGCAATCTTAAGACGCCCTGTGTCTGCGTCAGCAGATGCAGTGAAGATTGCGGCAAACGACAAGTTCGCTGTTAAAGCTGTAACTACTTCAGCTACAGTGGTAGCCGATGCATCAACGCCAGCGGCAGTTAAGTCAATGGTCAATTCAGAGAACAAACCAACACCATCCCACCTGTACAAGAGCTTATCAGATGCAGTTGCTCCTGATAAATCAGTAGTTCCCAAGAACCCAATATGTCTTGATACACTTGGGTAAGTTCCATCGGGGTTTACACGTCTGCCACGAAAACCCCCATTGGAGAATCCAGTCCGTTTGTCTTTACTGAAACTCATAATAGTTCCTCCATTAATTTGTTGTCATGTCAAAACATGCAAACTTACTACACTAAACAAGGAACAAGGATGAGTCTATCACGGAATATAAAACCATCACTTGTATACCCTGTACCCGATACTGTTTTATCTACGGTAGTTACTGTATGAGTAGTTACGTCACCTGCAAGGTTTCTCACTGTCATATAGTACTTATCGAACATATTAAACAATCTATACAAGACAAAGTCATCTAGGTAAGCTGAAGCACCTTTAGGATAACACACTCTTATACGTACACGTGTCTCTGCTTCATCATTATCAAGTTCACCAACAATAATATAAGGCTCATTGCCACGCCCGATGTTTGTGTCATCTGCATCACCAAGTGCCACAACGCGCGTAATAAGGTTCTGCTCTGATTTGATTCTGTCTATGATTGCTTTAACTATCATGCTTCACCTCATTAATCCCATGCGCCTTCATCATAACCCACATCACCATAAATATCATCAAACATATTGTCTTGACCAGTAATCTCTTTTGCAACAGCATTGAAGTAATCTTGCGCTGTTCGTCTGATTACTATCTGCAAACTTGTTGCACCTTTCTTACCCATTACCCATTCTTCCAAAGCACTTGCATACCAAGTCCCTGCACCATGCCTTAAGAAAAATCCTATGTTATTTCCTACCTTAAATCCTCTAGCCCATACGCCACTTGCCGCTTTACCTGTCCTGTTCGTCCAGAACTCACCTTTATGTTGCAGACCTACTGCTAACTGTGAAGCAACAAAGTCTGCCAAAGCCTGTGCCGAATATTCATGTGCTAAGCGCAATGCAACATCTTCATAGCCAGATACTAACTTCTTGATATTACCAAGCACTTTGTTTGATGAGTATGACAGAAGGGAGTTCCCCATATCAATATACCTTATGGCATTGGAGGAAGCCTATCATCGTCTTCCAACAAGTCGCTGTACGAAGATTCACCAACATGTGAATCACTTGTAGCTAATTCGCTCAATATGCATAATGCCATTTGGTATGCCTTAGCTCTACTCATGGCAATGACATCTTTGCTCACTTCACGTGTACTACGAATATCAACATAAATCTCATCCATCATACACCTCCAATAACCACTACATCATCATCTGTAGGTGTCCATTGTGTACCACCTATCAAAACCACATCATCAGTAACAGGTGTAACATCGGTAAGTTTAGCAATCTTAGAGATTACTTCTCCCATGTAACGCACAGATTGCATATCTTCTACCCTGTACTTACGTTCATTGTACTGGATAACCATACCATTAGTCATCCACAAAGCGTCCCACTTTGCAGTTATGAGTAACGGTTGCAAGTACCCAAATGATGCTGATTCACCTTTCTTGTCAGAGATAGCTGAACTCATATTTGCAATCATTACATCATCCACATAATACACATCGTTTGTGTGTGAAGCATGTGGATTCTCTATCATGCCACCATACCCATCATCAATCATGTCTGCTACAATCCAACGCACTGTTGCTGGATTTGTGGATATTCTTTTAACTTGTCCTTCACGCAACTTTGCTAATGTCATTTTGTAGCTCCATTTATCAACGCTGGATACTCAACCAAAGCGATAATAGACGTATTACCACTACGCTCTTTAGCCATATCAGCATAAAAGCTAGCACGTTCTTTACACAACTCAGCAATATCCTTGATGTTTGCATACACAGTTTCTTCTGCGCCTGTTCTGAATCGCTGAATATCGTAAGTGAACGGAATAGAGGCCCACAGCATAGAAGCCGCTACGTCTGCATATTCATACTCTGTTACATACCATTCGAGCACTGAAGATTCTTCAGAACTCTGGTAGAACGGTGTCATATAATGTTTTAGCTTCTCTATCTCTGTAGCCATATTTGTTTCCTCAGTTCTAATAGACCCTGCCTAGTGTGCTATTACACACACCAAGCAGGGAAGGAGTGTTATGCGTACCAAGCAGGGAGAGTAACCTTCTGGATGTAGTCTCCGATACCTTCATTGTACACTGCCTCACTGTAGTACCAAGCTTTTTCAGCTTGTGCCAAAGTGAGCACGTCTGGTGAATTGTCTGCCTCAACAGTCAAGCCACGTTTCGTGTAGATGTTCATGAAGTCATTCTTCTTGACGAGATAAGCATACGTGTCACCTACTCCACCAAAGGAGAGAACTTTTCCATCATTGAATACAATGGAGTCACCATCATACTCAACAACAGTACTGATTGCATCCAATGCAGGGTACTTCTTGTTGGTGTCCATTGCAAAACCACCGCGAACGAAGTTAAAGTGTCGTGCAACGTTTGAAGAGCACAACAAGATAAGGTCGCTTGCATTGATGGTGTTACCAAAGATGGACTCTTTGCGCTTTCCAAGGTCATCAATGGCCTTCATGAACGTCAAGTACCACTTCTCCTGCGGATTAGCACCAGTTGTGTTCGCACCAGTGTGTTTAGCAGTACCAGCGGCACCGTAGTTATACGCGAGAATCGGGTCAATCGCGTCAGCATCACGCTGAAGGTTGTAAGACACGTTCACACCATCGTTCACACGACCCATGTCAAGGGCCATATCAAACAAGGTTGCGAGCAGAGTGTACGTAAAGCCAGTGGCCTTGATGTAGAACTCTACAGTGTCTTCAATCTTACCACGTACCTCACCAAGAGGAACAGGGTCGCCATTACCAGTGTTGGTCTTGAACTGGAATGCATAAGGCATCAGAGCATTCAGCTTCATGATGCGTGTAGCACTCGGAGTGTCAACCATGTTGTACAAGTACTGACGGACAGTGGGGTTGGTCTCCTTCTTGATGGTCAAGTCAAGCTTGAGTGCATCAAAGAGGTCTTCCCAGTTGTCGGCCAACGTGTGTGCAGATGCGGAGAACGTACCTTTTGCAATACGCTCATTGACGGATGGACGCCCATTGATAGGTACATCAAAACCACTACTGTACTTGCCACTTACTGCAAGCCCTGTGACACTTGTGCCAATCGGTTTTGCAACAGCCATTGCATTGAACATGCGGTCTTGGTCCCCTGTTTTATAAATACTCCTAAGCGCAGGAGTAGTTACCTGTACGATGTTCCTGCTAGGAACAATGACCTTTCTGCCCTCAGAGAAGGTCTTTTCAACCTGTTGCTTTAGCAACGTTTTGCTAATATTCATTTATACCCTCCTTCCTTATGCAGGAATGTACATTACGTACAGTGTGCAAACAGCTGTTGCGCCATTCGTGGTAGCAACAAGCCCATCTGCGGTTACGGTTCCACCAACGACACTTGTTGCTTGAACAGAAGCGTCTCCGGTAGCAATATCCAGTGCACCAGTGATAGCCGCACCACCAACACCACCATGTGACAGTGTGACAGTAGCACTAACAACGTCACCATCAGAGTGTGCAATGATGTTAAGAATCTCGTCACCAACAGCGAGACCAGTGTCAACGTTTGCAAAAGCAAGACCTGCACTTGCATCTACAGCGACAACAAGTTTTGCCACCTTGATAGGATTGAGTGCTACAATAGCATCCAATGCATCAATCTCTGCTTGCAAACCAGCAGTCTCAGTGAACTGAGAGAACGGTCTGAACACAACGTAAAGCTGTATATCAGCAGGGTCAATCTCTACCACAATACCAATAGCGGTGTTGCCAGCGGAAGAGTTAGTCAATCCAGCAGGTGCATCATTAGTACCAGCCACGATGTACACAGTTCCGCCTACAGCGAAGTCTGCACCATCAGCAAGCTGATTAGTCTTGATACTTCTCTCTGAGTTGATGTTAACCAAACCAGTAGCCGCGGCTCCGATTCCCTCTGTAGCCAGCACATTGCCAAATACACCACCAAAAATCACAAGCTCGTTGTTCAACAACGTGCGAGTAGTAGTGTTGGTAATGGGCATGGCTCGGTCACTCAACGTTTGTTCGTGGAATCCATAGGTTCCAACTTTCGTTTCAGTAAAACTCATGTTATGCCTCCATCATGCCGTTCTGTGCCGGCTCATTATCTTGACTATCACCAACAAAACCCGATGGTGTATAGTTCATGTTCTTGAGTGCTGTTTTGTGCTCTTCCTGCATATCAGGGTCTTCTTGGATACGCTTGATTTCTGCATCAACCGCTTCCTTGTCACCGTCAGTCAGTTTGAACATGTGCTTAGCAAGCCTCAACTCATTAGCCACAATAAAGGATGCTTGGAGTGCATCGTCACGCAGTTTTGCGAACGCTTCCTTCTTTGCATCTTCTTTCTGTTTGAGTGCGGTCTTTACAAACTCTTTGACGTCTGTATCACCCAACATTCCCTTCACTTCTTTGAACATAGCAACACTGGTGCTCACTTCATCATTCATGAGTTTCACACCAAGTGTCTCGGACAGTTCATCAGAAGTAACAGTGCCATCTTTGAACATGCCTTTTAGCGCGTTCAGCAGTTCTTCTTTTTTCATGCCTTCGTCTCCTTGATTCATATTGAAGTCACTTCTGATAGAAGTGTAATCAACAGGTTTACCTATTTCTTTTCCGTTCTCATCACAGAACACATACTTGAAGTTTGAGGCAAGAATCATTGCGTCACTTGCATTCATGTCCCTTTCCACAATAGCGTTTGTCTGGTTCTTCACGGACTCTATCGCAAAAGCAGTGATTGTGTCTTCCTCTTCGTTGTACACGTACTCACGTCTTTCATAGTCACCAGTAGATGTGTTAAGAACACCAGCGTTGATTTCACGCAATGTCTGTTCTACAATCTCTTTGCTGTACTTGCCATGTGCAAATAAGCGATTGCGAAGCAACAAGCGCCCTGCTCCATTTTCATAGGTCTCATCGACTTTTGCACCTACAATGTATCCAGCAGGAATTTCACGCATCGCAGGATTCTGTGCATCTTCGTGTCCTTGCAAGTACACAGGGCCAGGATGCTGATTCACTGCATCAGCGAATGTCTTAGCCCAAGCTTGTGTGAGCACAACCTCACTCCAACCCTCTGACGCCTTGTGATTCTCACCAAGTAACACTTGGTTTACAAACTCATATGGTTCATGGTTTGCAAACAATGTGTTCACCTTTTCGAGATTTCCTACAGGCACATCGTCAACAGGAACTTCATTCTGCAAGAATGGACTCCTGTAAAGTGCCTTTGATTTCACAAACCTCTTATCCATATACTGCTCCTACTCCGCATCACTGTTTTTATCTACATCTTCAACAGCGGTGTTGTCATAATCTTGATTTGCATATCTGTCTGTCATATCATCATTAGCCGCGGCATTCTTGTCCACAGATTCTTCAGACTTACGCTCGGTTGTCTCATCCAGTTCATTGATATGCTCATCAAAGTCACTATTCAATTCAACAATGTTATGCTTAGTTAACGTTGTATGAATTTCCTTATCACTCATGATACCGTTTCCACGCGCTTTGACAAGTGCGGTAATGTACGCATTAACAGCATCGGAACGCTCTTTGTTCGTGTCAAACTCGGGGTCAGACCAGATAAGCTCATAAGCTCCCTTGTTGTAAGGAGCATATGACGCGTAACCCATGACATCTAAACACATATCAAATAACTGTTTCCATGCAACACTGTATTGCTGTTGTTTTCGTCTAATCTTGCGGATATATGCAGGTCTTTGTTCCTGTACGGATGACAAAGAAGCACCCATGCTTGCGCCAAAGATAAGCTCTGGTGTCTGTGACCCTTCTACAGAGTTCATGAATGCAAGTTTCAGTAGGTCTCGTGAGTCCCCTGTTGCGCTGTTCGCAACAACATACTCCATGTCATCACCTTCATTGAGGTTATCTCTGTGCATGATATACACATCACGGTCGCTGAGATTAATACCTTGACCTGCTTTTATGCGCTCATATGCACCAGAACCGAAGTTGTTCTCCAAGAATGTGCGTACATTCTTCGTGCTTATCTTCAGTTTTGGGCTGTTCTGCTTCTGTGCGTTAGCCGCATCAATCATGAGGTTGTGATACATCTTCAATGTAGGTTCAATAGATGTTACTTCACTATGTCCACGCAGTTCCCAAGGTTCTACGTCGTTGGTGAATCGTGTAATAGGGATAAAGCCAAGAACGTTAGGCGTCTTGGTAACTTCTGACTTCACTTTAGGGTCTGTAGACGTGACCTGCTTCTTTACATACTCCTTAGTGAGTTGTACAATGATAGTTGTCTGGTATTCATTACCATCGACATCTACATGTGAGAATACATCTTCAATGTGATAGCCAGATATTTCTTTACTGATTGGGTCGATTGCCATGCGTGTTACGGTCTCTGGACGTGGGATAACAAACTTGATACCTTCGTCATCATATTGTACCCACACAAAACAAGTACCTTCACGCTCTGCGATACGGATAATGCTCCTTGCATCTATCCTCTCTTGACAAAGAGTTAAAGCACTCAGCACACGCTTGTTAGTTGTACGTATAGTAGGAGTGTCTATGAACGAAACAGCCGAATCAATGATAGGCTTCAACAAGTGTGCACTGAGTGCATAGGTATTATCAATATTACGATACATGTCACGTGCGAGACCGTGATTAACATTAACACCACCATATGCGTGAGCGTCAGCGCTAAACACGTTGAAATATGGGGAAGGTGACGTGTTGTCTTTTTCCACTATCTGACGCTTTCTATTTGTCCACCCAAACAGGACACTGGATAATGTATCTAGTAAGCTCATTCTCTTTCCCCACGTTTATACCGTATCTTAGCACTCTTTGAAGCTGCTTTGTACAGTTTCTTGATTAGCACAGGTTGCAAACGCCAGTTAGCATGCTCCAGTGCTGTATCAAGGTCTTCTACATCATCGGTACCAAACTCTCTTTCAAATGCTTCTCTGTGTTCATCAGTAAGTACTTTCTTACCAAAGTCTTTCACAAAGTCACATATCTTACTTATGTGCTCATGGCGCCTATCCATTTCTTCACCAAGTGCAACAAAGTCTTTCGCTGTCATCCTTCTAATGACATCAACTTTCTTCATTGACAAGGGTCTCTTTCTAAACGCCATACTCTGCTCCTAATATGAACTCAGTGTGAATGCACCTGCGATATCTCGTATTGCATCATCCTCGTGCAAGATGTTGGCCATCATCATGAATGCTCCACTAGATGCATCAGCCATATCATCGTGCCCATTCTGCGAACCGTCCGTGACACCTGCCAATTCGTCTACAAACATTCCGTTCCATGACGCTTTCAGCAAGAACACATTCCCTGCCTTACACTGTGTAGCAAACGGTTTCCAGTACACTAGCTTTGCCGTTCTCTTGTTGTTCCTCTGTACATCAAAACCTGCAAGCTCACGAGTGAGTGTAGCAACTTCCTGTTTACCAGCAGAACCAGGGTCTTGTTCAAGCCATATCTCTACGTCACCATAGCGACTGTCGTTTGCCGCACAACGCTTAATCATTTGCAGAACGTCGTACGGTTCAACCCTATCACGAACAACATCAAGCACATACACAAGGTTATCATTGCCAATCCCCATCAACACACCTGCGGTATAATCAGGGTCTGGTGTAACGTCAGAAGGTGCAGTAGCCGCCCTGTCCCAATACCGTATAAGCTTCTTGTACTTCCTAGGTAGCTCTTCGCCACTTACATACTTCCAGTATGTTGTCTTGAACAGCTCACCTGCCATGGGCCTTGCATACCAGTTACCAAGTAACAGCCTCTTTCTTTCATATTCAAACATTGATGAAAGGTTGGCTTTGTATGCAGGGTCTATCTCCAACAAGGTAGGGTTGTCATCAAGTGTTGCACGTATAAACGTAAACGATTTTAAGTACAGCTCTTGATTGTCAATACGTTCCTTGTTAGCTTCATATCCTTCTTCATACGTGTCATACCAAATCATCTTGTTGTCATCACGTATGAACCAGCGAATCACGCCGCTTCTCTCTGGTATGGGATAACCCTCGTCATCTATCCACCAAGCAAGAAGTTTTACCAGAAAACTATCGGGGTCGGGGTTACACGTGGCACGCATTCTTGATTGCACGCCACATGTCGAACGGTTCCTTGACAACATGTACCAGAACTGTCGTTCACTGAAGTGCTGTAGCTCGTCAAAGCATATCTCTGCAAGCTGTGCACCGTCCCATGACCTTGTGCTGTCTTCCCTCTGCAAGTGAGAGAACTCTATCTTAGCACCGCTTTTGAACACATGTTGCATTCTAGGCGTCTGCCTCGTCTCAGTATGAAACGGTGCATACAAGTCACAAGCAGTGTCCCAAAGACCACCGCCACTTGACAACTGCGTGCTTTCTTTACGCAGTACCAAGCAGGTAAACCCCGTGACATCCACGTCACGCAACGGGTCAATAAGTAATGCATAGCTCTTGCCACCACCAGCGCTTCCACCGTACACAGCAATGTCCGCTCGTGTTTCAAGGAAGTCCGTCTGCGGCCCTTCGTGCGGTCTTACAACACGCACATGTCTACTGTCTTCTAGTTCGACAAGCTTCTTCGGCATTACTTCTTCTTCCTACGCTCTCTACCATTCTCTGGTATATAAAACTCCACTTTAACGTTGGACTCACTGTCCTTGTCACCCTTGCCAAATTTCTCTGGATAGATGATTTCCCCAAGCATCTTCACTGCGCTCAAACGCTCGGTAGGTTTACCGCTCTGTATAATCTTGTGCAAAGTTTCCGTGAGCAGTGCACGTTCGTCAAACTCAATCTGCTGTATCTGCGACCACCAAAACTTGTTGTCTTCCAGCTTCTTGCGTTGCTCCGGCGTCACGCCACAGTACTCCAAAGCAGTGTCATACACGTGGCACTTCTTATAGGCTTCCTTCACCCTTTCTCCAAGAGTGAATAGCTCATCAGAGAGCGCCCCATCAGAGAGCAACGAGAATGGTTTATCTTTTGTTTCCGACATTCTTATGCCCTCCTTCTCTTATAGTATAGCAAACAATACGCTATAGCGCAAGCAAACAGTATGACAATTATCGTATTTCTGTCAGTTATCTCCTTACACCACCTACAAAAACCCTTGACCAATGGCTGTTTCTTTATAGAGAAACATTACTATTAGCAGAAACAAGGTTCTATGCAGTACATGAGACATTCTTACTTTATAGTGAATCAATGACAGTATAGAGACTATTTTAGGTGGGTAAGTGTTCAACTTTCGCTAGATTCTTTATGAGTCAGTGACTACTGATTAGTGTTTACCTCAGTATTTCGTTAGAAAGGCAAGAAGTCCAGTCTTTGCG